GAAGCAGAAGTACTTAAAGATGTGATAGAACTAGTTAAAGAACTTGCTGCAGTAGAAGCAGATGTGCTTAAAGTTGTTACAGAACTAGTTAAAGAACTTGCAGCAGTAGAAGCAGATGTGCTTAAAGATACTATTGCAGATGAAGCAGAAACGCTTAAAGTGGAAACAGATGTGGATAAAGAACTTACTGCAGTGGAAGCAGATGTAGATAAAGAACTTACTGCAGATGAAGCAGAAACACTTAAAGTGGAAACAGATGTAGATAAAGAACTTACTGCAGTAGAAGCAGATGTGCTTAAAGTTGTAACAGAACTAGATAAACTGCTATCAACAGCTCTTAAACTACTATCAGCAGTAGAAGCAGAAGTACTTAAAGATGTGATAGAACTAGTTAAAGAACTTGCTGCAGTAGAAGCAGATGTGCTTAAAGTTGTTACAGAACTAGTTAAAGAACTTGCAGCAGTAGAAGCAGATGTGCTTAAAGTTGTTACAGAACTAGTTAAAGAACTTGCTGCAGTAGAAGCAGATGTGCTTAAAGAAATGATAGCTGAATTTGTAGATGTAGATAATCCAGTCAAATTACTTGTTAAAGAATTAGTTTGTGAGATTCTAGTGGATATTTCACTAGATAATGTAGTTGACAATGAAGTTATGCCTGAAGATGCAGATGTGCTTAAAGTTGTAACAGAACTAGATAAACTGCTATCAACAGCTCTTAAACTACTATCAGCAGTAGAAGCAGAAGTACTTAAAGATGTGATAGAACTTGTTAATGAACTAGCAGCAGTAGAAGCGGATGTACTTAATACACTAAAATTGGAAGTTGTAGATGCATTAAGATTATTAATAGAATTAGATAAAGAAACGTTATTTGAAGAAGCAGATGTGCTTAAACTAGATAAACCGGTAGATGTAGAATTAGAAAGCGAAACTACAGAACTATTCAATAAAGAAACATTGGAGATTGTAGTCACAGTAAATGAAGACATAGATGTTGATAATGTAATATAACTTGCAATATCAGTTGTAGAATATGCGCTAAATAAAGAATTTAAAGCTGAAATAGAAGCAGCATCAATATTTTGAACAGCACTTACGAGAGAATCAACATATCCTTTAGTAGCTGCATCACTTGCGGCTGTAGGAGCAGAATTAAGTGTTAACCCACAAGTAGACTGTAAAGTAACTCTTTGAGTTCCGTTTGTATAACTTTGGACAGTCATACCATCACCTAAATATAGCGTTGGCTGATTAAGACTTAATGACATTAATATAAAAAAATAAAAATATAAACACAAAAATAATAAATATCCTTAAATAATTAAAAATAAAAAAATAATAATAATTTATAAATGTTTTATAATAATTTGAATTCTTATTCAGGAAATATGCCACCAATAAATGTAAATGTAGGAAATATGCCACCAATAAATGTAAATGTGAATGTAAATAATAATACAAACAATGACAGTCCAATAATTAAAACAATAAATACTGATGATGATTATTACATAAATATGAATCAATTATGTGTTTGTGTAAATAATAATGTAAAGATAGATTTTATGGTTATAAAAGCAAATGCAATTTATCTACCAATAATAAATTCAGATATTCAAGGTAATACATTAAAAATAATAAATAATACAGGAAATATATTAAATATATATACTCAAAATAATCAATTGATATTTAGTCAAATATATACATCAAGACAGGGTAATAATAACGTGATGATGAATAATAAATCAATGGCTTCATTTTTCAGTATAAATAGTAATGACACATTTTCATGGATTATGGTATAATATTACAGTCGTATAAATATTTAAATATTAAAATAAATAATAAACAATAAATAAAAATAAATTATAATTATAAATATATATATATGAAAATACCAAAAACAATAATACAAACAAGCAATTATGAATTTCCATATTATTATAAACAAAATATTTTAAGAAATAATGAAGACTGGGAATATAAATATTTTGATGACAATGATATTATAGAATTTATAAAAAATAATCCAATAGAAGAATTGAACAATTCTTTAGATGTTTTTAATAAATTAGAAAAAGGTCCCCATAAAGCAGATTTTTTTAGATATTATTATTTGTATATAAATGGAGGTGTATTTTTGGATTATGATATAGTTTTAGATGCATCACTAACACAAATATTAAAAGACATATCGTTTTTCACATGCAAATCAATAATGAATAATGATACAATGTTTAATGGATTTATTGGAAGTGAACCAAGAAATTTTATAATATATGAAGCTTTAAAAAAAATGTATTTTTGCAAAAGTGAAGTATTAGCAGTGGATTATTTTTATAATTGCAGAGAATTGAATTCAATAATTACAACATATAAAAATATATTAAATAATTTATTCAAAGATTCTGAAGAAATAATGAAATTAAAATGTAAAATATTTAATGAAAGGGCAGTTATAATAACAGAAAAAAATGAAAAAAAAGTCTTCTACAGTGTAGAAGATGTAAATAAGTCAGTAAATGATAAAGAATTTACAGAAGTATACAGTTACACAGAGGTATATGATAATGATGATGATAATAAAAATAAAATTTTAGAGCATCATTTTAAAGACAAAATAAAATTTTTAGAAAATCTATTTAAAGAAATAGTTCAAGATAAAGGTAAAAAAAATATAGAAGATACAAAAATAGGTTTAACATTAGATTTACCAGTAGAACCAGCTCATATGTTTTGTAACGGAATAAGACAAAATGTTTTTTATTTATGTGAATTACTTTTAAATATAGGTTATAATACTTATTTTATAGTAAATAGGAGTTATAATGAAGAAATAATTGAAAAACTATCATATGATAAAAGATTTAAATATATAAAACACAATAAAATATTATCAACTAATTTTGATATAGTAATATCAATAGGATATGAAATAGAAAAAGAATTATTAAAAGCATTAAGATATTCAAAAACTAAAATAGTATCGTATAATTGTGGTAATTCATATTTTATAGATAGTGAAACAATATTGTATAATCAACATAAAAATAGAAATAATCAATTAAATTACATAACAATGAATGAACATATTCCATATGATATAATTTGGTCAATACCACAAATGACAAATACAAATCAATATTATTGGTCAACATTATTTAGAAGTAAATGTATAGAAGTTCCTTTTATATGGTCTCAGAATGCCATAGAAATGGCAATAAAAACAACGAATAAAAGCTATATAGATTTATTTTATGCAAAAAGAGAAAAAGAAAAAAAAATATCAATATTTGAACCAAATATAAGTTTAATGAAATGGTGTGGTCCAGCAGTATTAATATGTGAAAATGCATATAGAGAAGATCCATCAAAGATAAAACAAGTTTATATAAATAACATAAGCGACAAGAAAAAAGATTCAGGTCATTTAAATGAATTTAATTTAGATGCGTTTACAATTTTAGTAAATAATTTAAATATTTGTAAAAATGGAAAACTGTCAATAGAAGGAAGATTTAATACATTAGAATTTATGAATCTATTTGCAGATATAGCAGTATCACATCAATGGGAAAATAATTTAAACTATTTGTATTTTGATTTAGCGTGGATGGGTTGGCCAGTAGTTCATAATGCTTCATTATGTAAAGATGTTGGTTATTATTACAAAGAATTTAATTATGAAGAAGGAGGAAAACAATTGTTAAACGCAATTTATAATCACGATGATAATATAGATGAATATGTTTTAAAGAATAGAAAAGCAATAGATAGATTTTTAACAACAAACATAGAGCTTCAGCAAAAATATATAGAATTAATAAATGATTTATATAACAAGTGAATAAAAAATATTGTAAATATAATAATCTAATAGATTAATATATGGACCCAGGTGAATTGAATGAAGATACTTTTAAAAATTTAGGTATTGATGAGAATGATATGGAAAGTATATTTAAATATATTTATGAAAATAAAATATGGGGTGATAATGAAATAGAAGGTTATTTAGGTTCAAGCGGAAAAGGAAGTAAATTAGATTATAATAAAGATTATATTTCATATTTAAGGGATTTTATACTAAAAAATAAAACAGAAGTAATAGTTGATTTAGGTTGTGGAGACTTTCAATTTGGTAAAGAATTATACAGAGATTTAAATATAATATATTATGGTTTTGATGTATATGAAAATATAATAAATTACCATAATAATGTTACAAAACAAAATACAAATAATATATTGTTTTTTAATAAATTGGATTTTTATAATAATAGACAAGAAATTCCACATGGAGATTTATGTATTATAAAAGATGTATTTGAACATTGGAATTATAGCCAGACATCAGAATTATTGAATTATTTAATTGAATCAAAAAAATTTAAATATATATTAATATGTAATTGTTTTTATCAAACAGAAGATGCAAGTGATGCACCAACAGGGTTGTTTAGACCATTAAGTATTGATAATTATCCATTGAAAGATTTTAATTTAACGAAAGTTTTAAAATATAAAACAAAAGAAGTATATTTATACGTTGCTTCTTAAAGAAATAAATGTTAGTAAAATATAATATAAAATTAAATAAAATATTTCACAATGACAAATACATTTGATATTTGATATTTAATTAAATTATAAAATCATTTTTATAATAATAAATTATAAAAATGGATAATATTGATTTAAATATAAATAATTATAACATAGACGATTTAATAAATTTATTTAGATTGGATGGAAATTTAAATAAAGATTTATTATTTGAAAATAAGACGAAAATTTATAGTAAAATAATTAATACAAAAGAATTACAAAATAAAGATAAGATGAATACGTTACAATTTATTGATAAAGCGTATAATTTATTATTATTAAATATAGATAAGATTAATGGTAATGTAGGTAATTTAATAGGCAATAATACAATAAACGAAAATATTTCATTAAAAAACTTATATGTGGATGAAAATATTGATGAAAAAAGCAATGAAATAACAAATGCAAAAGAAACATTATTTTTAAATAATCATCAAATAGTAAATAAACCATATACAAAGTTTATATATACAAATCAAAGCTATGCTTTTGATGGTATAATAAATCCTTTAGAAAAAAGAATTATAACTAAAGTATTATGTTTGGATTCCAGATTTCGTGAAAATTTTTGCTCAACAGGCTCAAATAATTTGACATATAATTTGTATGATACATTAGAAAACGTAATTAGTATGAAATTAATTTCATGTGAAATACCTCGATTATGGTATTCTATATCATCAGCATTAAAGAATAATACGATGAAAATTTATTTATATAATATGGTTGATTATCCCGATAATGTTCAAACGATTATATTGCCTGATGGGAATTATAATAATATATTGTTAGTAAATGTCATAAATAATTATTTTACTAACATAAAAAATGGTTTAGATTATTTAAGATTTAATGTAAATATATCAAATAGTAAATCTTATTTTTACGTAAAAAGTGATTCATCAATAGATACAATTTTGCCATATGATCCTGCAAATATACATTATTCTCCAAATTTTTACTTTAAAATAGATTTTATAAATTGTGAAGGATTAGGATTATACTTAGGTTATACAAACGTAACGTATGAAGGAAATAAAACAATGTCGTTTATAGATAATTATTTTATAACACCATCAGTAACATATTATGGAGTTATAATAAGTGAAAGTAGTTGTAGTTCTAATATAGACAATTACATATTTATTAATGTAAATGATTTTAACAAAAATTTTACAACTAACACAATTGTGTCACAAAAAAATAATACATTTTTAGGAAATAATATACTTGGTAAAATAGCAGTAACATTTCCAGATAGCTTAATTTTAAATAATGCATCAGATAATATTTTTAGAACTAGAGAATATTATGGTCCAGTTAAAATAAAAAAATTACAAATATCATTGTTAAATAAATATGGAAATATAATAGATTTATTAAATAATAATTATTCATTGACATTAGAATTTAACATTTTATACAATTAATTACATTATGGTAAAAGTAAATCATCAATGCCGCCTCCAAAATTGGGAATATATTTAGAATATTTTAATTTATTCATACAATATTGCACAATATCAAATTCACTATCTGTTTTATATTGTGGATATGCATTACACACATTTTCAAATAAATAATTACAATATTTAGCATTGTTTTCAAAAAATATAACAGGTCTATTTTTTTCAACGAATTTTATTGCTTTTGAAAAAATAAAATTTTCAGCACCTTGTGCATCACAATGTATAAATCCTACATTATCATAATTTAAATTATCATCAATTGTAATAGAACTAACTGCCTCTCCATCTTTTCCTAAACATATTCCTCCAAAATTACAAGGTAAGTCATTTTCTTCATTATATCTTTTTAAAACATCACCTCCTCCTCCATCTAAATCAATGTTATTCATATTACAATGTCCATTAAAACAAAATAATGCTTTATTAAAAATATCAACTTTATTTTGTAAACAATTTTGAATGATATTATGTTTTAATAATTTATACAAATTATATTGAGGTTCAAAAGCATAAACTTTATTTTTATCACTTAAAAATTTAGCATATATAATAGTAGATGTACCGCAATGTGCCCCAATTTCTAAAATATCTTTTTGAGGATTAATATATTCTCTTAAACTTAAAAGGACATTAATATCCCAATAATTATTATGTTTAAATTCATTAATAATATATAAATCATTTTTATAAATAGTAACAGTGCCGTGTTCGTTAAAAAAAGTTTCCATTATAAATAATAATAAGTAAATAATTTAAATTAATAAAATATAAATATATTAAATAAATTAAATAATATAAAGAAGAAAATTAAATTACTTTAATTAGATTTGTTAGTTTATAAATATAATAAAGCCAAAAATATAGTTTAAATAATTATGGAAACTAAAATAATAAATATGGTAGTTCCTTCAATATGGGAAGTGCCAGAAGAAATAAATATATTTACTCCAGAAGAAATTGCATTTATATTAGATGTTGGTTGTGAAACAATAAAAGATGCAAGAAAATTAGTTGCAGGATTAAGTCAAAAAGAAATATACAATAAAATACGTGATGAAACAAACAAAGAAATACAAAAATTAGAAATAGATTTGTTAGTTCAAAAAGAATTAAGATTTAAAATGGAAGAAGCTCTTACAGTTCGTTATGATACACAATTGAATGAATTAAAAAAGAAAAATGAAGAGTTGACAAACAAATTAAAAGAAATAATGAATAATAGTTTGTCATTAGTTCAACAAGAAATAGAAAAAGAAAAAGAAAAATGTAGAATAATGTTAGAAGAAAAAAATTTAGGAAACATTTTGGTAAAAATTAGCAAAACTTGTTTTTGCGTTTCCTAAATTAAGTTATAAAAATTACTTAATTTTCATAAATTCACATAACATTTTATTTTTTACACGTGTTGATTGTGTTTGTTATACATTAGAAATAAAATTTGTAATGTATAGAAGATAAATTAGAGTTTGAAAATTATTTTTCAATAATAACTTTTTTAGCAACATTTGTTATTATTTTATTAATATTTTTTTCACCTTCTTCTTTTGTTAGTCCATTCATAGAATTACTAACAATTTTTAAATATAGATCATTTTTCTTCGATTCAGATTTAGTGCAATCAGGATAGTTATCTCTCCATTTTGAAATTTGTTTAATATTTTCATTAGCAATAGTTTTAATAGCATTTGTTAGTATAGGTTTATTGTCAGTTTCTTTGGTCCATTTATCATTATCTTTAATGTATAAAACTTCACGTTTAAAATCACTGCAATGAAGTGGTCTCATATTATTTTCTAATTTGTCAAGATTTTTGAGAATAATATTAGAGATACCTTCAAATCCTCGTTATCAAAAATATAAAACATCTATAGAACAATGGAATCAATTAATACAAGCTTCTTCAAATAAGGTGGGTGAAATGTATAATGTAGTAAATTTAAATACATTACTAACGAGACCAGATGATTTTGTATATGATATAGAGCCATCTGAGTCTGCCTCAGATCAAATAGCATATTTAATTTATTTAACACGATAATACATTAACATTTGATAACCGTGAGTAAAGTTCCATTTCAATGGTATTCCATCAGAATTCTTAGATCCTTCAAATCCCCAAGAAAAATTTGAGTTAATATATTTTTTCCATTCAAGAGGAACTAGACGATGAAAGCTCATACCATCATAAGCCATTTCTTTGCCTTCACAAGATAAAGTCGCCGAAAAATGCTGCTGAGTTGTCTCACGAATGACGCAACTATCAAGCATATACTTTGCTCTTTTAACATAAAAGCTTCTAGCCTTATTTGTTGTTTTTCCTGATTCTCCTGGTGTTCTATTTATACCATCATAAAATTCTAAAATAATTATATGTGGTAAATGTGTTAGCGTTTCTAATTCTTTTATAAGTTTTTCTTTCCATTTATTATTTGTATTTTGTATAAAAGTAAGTTCAATTGATTTATTGTGCAAATAATAAATTAAACTACCATAATACCTAATGGGATTTCCTGCTTCATTAACATCAATAATGTAAGGTAGTTTCTTTTTATATGTTTCAGGTATATTTTCATAAATATTACGTATTATTGCGTTTGTATCTAAAATATAGGCATATTTATTACCAGTTAAACAAGCATCAATCGCATAATTTAATAAAGATAATCCGTTTCTAAGTTTTTGAGGAATTGCTTCTCCATCCGCTTGAATACCTTCAATCATAAGTTGTCGAAAAAAATGAAAGAATTTACGTCCTTTATCACTAACAAATAATGTAACAAACATTGTATTAAACCAACAATTTGATAGACTTTGTATTGGCGGAACAATATTATCAATTTTTACATGCTTATTTGCCGATAAATTTTTAAGCAAATATTTAATCGCTTTTGGTTCATGGTATGGATAACAATCTTTTCCAAATAATTTACCTGGTATTCCGATTTGTAACGGTTCTTTAAGTTCAAATGCTTTTTCATTATTACAATCTAATACTTGTTCTCTTGGTATTGATTGAAGCATTACTAATTTTTTGTTTACTGTTGGAGAATAGGAACCTTGTTCATCCATAATTACAACAGAATTAGCTAAAGGCGGCAAGTCACGCGGCGCTTCTTTAAATATCACTTCACTAACTTCATTTATATAAGCGGGAGTTAAATTTGGAAGAAGCATATTAAATTTTTTTATTATTTTACGTGT